TTGTATAGTAATTGGGCCAAAGCTGCCAGCATTTTTACCATTTGAAATTGTGTAGTTACTTGTGATTGTTTGATTATTTTCCCAAAATACTCCATTTACTGCTCCGCCAGCTACTCCCCAACTTAACGCTCCCGATCCATCAGATATTAATGCGTATCCTGGAACTGGTGTATCTGTATCAGGCAAAGTAAGCGTAAAACTTGTTCCTATCGTTGGATCTGCTTTTAAACCGATGTAGTGAGAACTATCACTATCTCCAAATCTAATTTCATTTTGTGATCTTAATGTAATTCCATTAGCATCAAATACCATCTGCTCAGTGCCAGCAGTACTTAATCCAATTACATTGGCAGCTTTTCTAAATAATCCTGTATCTGGATCTGTGTCAAAAGATAAGGCAGGAGTAGAAGCACTGTTGGAGTCATCTATTAACAGTTGACCTGTCATTGGAAAATTTGAACCGCCACTTCTAGGGAGTAAACCTAAATGATCTTGATTTATGTTTCCTATTTTTGAAAAATCATTATTAGCACTGTTTCTTACTTTTAATTCATTATCAGTAGTATTTAAAAACATCATGCCAGCTACACACTGACTTGCAGCTAAATCAGTAGTTTTAGAATTACTGGATTGGATTGCCTCAAAAACAGCGTTAAGGTCAATCCTTACGTTTGCTCCTGATGCGTTTTCAATAAAGTAGTTTGCTACGTCAGCCACGATTAAATACTATTTTCCTCCATGTTAACCTCCTTTGCCGAAACCAACAGCACTGTAGGTAAACTTCCTAATTATACTAGCATTACTTGAGTTCTTGAAGTGAACTGTAAAGCTAGTTCCAGATATATTGCTAAGTTCAAAATAATCACCTGTTGCCATGTCTTGAGGAGAAATATTAACAGATGGCAAAAAGTTATTTAAATTGCCAAGTGCAGACGTTCCAACAAAAAATGGGTGTGTAAATGTAACTATTTTTGCTCCTGCACTTCCAGTACCATCTCCTGCTGAATCAGAAAAAATTACAGCAGATTGTTCTGTTCTAGATGGCATAGATGCTGTATAACCTAATTGCTGTAAATTCATATTTTGAGCTACGTCTGTTGTAGTTAATGTCACTTTAAATTGAAATCCTCTACCCTTAAATGTTCCATTAGCAAAATCATTGAAATCTGAATATGAACTCATATCAGTAGATGTCCTTACTGATATTCGTGCGTTGGCTTCGTTAGCAGTTGCACCATCAAAATCTGTCCATGTATTTATTAGTTCAGTTCTATTGTCAAACAAATCACTTATATAAAAACCTTCACCCCTAAAGTGTCTTTTTAAGACAACTGAGAATACACCACCAAGGTCCAAAGTGGTTGGGAAATTATACGTTCCAGTTGGGTTAGTTACTACATTGGTTAAGGTTAAACCGCCTTTGGTTGCGTCATACTGTGTATGAGTAAACAGACTATTTGTTGTGTTATTAAAGGGTGGACTATCAGTATCCTCTCTATCTTCTTTAACAATTACAGAGTCAAAAATATCAACAAGGGATAAAGCTACAGAAGTTGCTGCTGGACTAAACCTGCCTCCATCATCTTGAAATTTAAGAAGATAAGTACCAGCCAAAGCAGGTGCTATAACTTCTGTTACGTTTCCTGCTGCTGCTTCAATAACATCTTGTGCAGCTTGAAAAGTTGCATTATTTCCAGTTTGATTTGTGTGCCTTACATAAACTCTACCACCATGTAAAACATCTATTGCAACAGCTTGTCTAAATCTAAGCCTTACAAACTGCTCATTTAAAGGTTCTATAGTTAAATCTTGAACATTCTCTGGATTGCCAGTTTTACCTTCAGCTACAAAACTATCTTCAGTAAAATTAGTTGATATTTCTCCTCTTGCATTGTACGAGAATACTTGAACTGTGTATCTTCCTTTTACAGTATCTAAAATTTCAAAATCACTGCTAAATACAATTTGAGAAGTATAGTTACCATTTTCTAATTTGTAATTAACAAGGTATTGAGTAACACCTACTTGTGGTTGCCAATCAATAATTAATTTACTTCTAGCAATGCTATTTATAACAACTGTTTTTTCTGTAATTGTTAAAGCACTTGGAGGACTAGCGGGTTCATTTAGTAGAGATACAGTTCTTGTGGGTAAAGCAGTTCCATTTTCAATAAAATCATATTTCCCTGGAACGTAAGATAAAGCAGTAATTACATAATTAATGTCGTCTTGTTCTTCAACTTGTATGACTCTGAATAATTGAGTCTGCAATCTAGTACTAGAAAGAAGATAGGGAGAATTTGGTAAAGGTGCAGATGAAAATGCAGACTGTTCAACTGTTTCTCCTTGATCGTTAACCTTTTGAACCCTATCAACAGTAATAAGAGGTGCGTTAGACAAGTCAGATATAAAACCTATTTCGACTGTTCCGTCAGGCAAAATAACACTAATAGTTGGATTATCGTTTTCACTAGGTAATCCTGTTTGTTCTAAAGCATCAATAGTTACCTCAGTAGTATTTGCAGAAATAATACGACCACCTCTTCTAGCTCCTGCTCTTACTGGATCGTTAATTGCAATGACAGAACCAGGTCTTACTACCACTCCCGCATCTATTGAAGTTGTAAATGTAATTGTTTCACTTTCATTTTGTTCAGCAAAAAGTATTGCACGGCCTAATCTGGCAGCTTGATTACGAGAAGTACAAGCAAATGCTTTTACTTGTTTTACTATCGTTCCAAGTTTAGATATCGTTGCTGCATCTTCTACTACTTCAAAATCAACTTCTCTAGAGTCCATATTAAAATAGCTAACAGAAACAACAGAATGACGTTGTTTTAAACTACTACCTTGATAATTGAATCCCTCTGGTCCTACATTAGCTAAATTAAATAAGTAACTTTCTACTGTTGGCTTGTCTTGAGCTATGGTAATTGAACCAGCAGACCATATTGGCATACATCTCATAACACCAGACAATTCATTTATTGCTTCAAATGCTTCTTTAGGACTTTGAATATTTACATTGCAACTAAATCTAGCTTCTTTAGTATTCGAGTTTGTGCCATCATCTACTAATTCATTTGCATATTTACTAGCAGCTACAAAGCTAAATAAATCTAAATTACTTTCACTTACATGATCTCCTAAACCATATCTTTTATTGGTAAGCAAATCGAGTAAGCACATCGCAGGGCAGTTAGTATAAACAGCCTGACCCATATTGCCATTAAATATATAATTATCTGGGTATCTTATTCTTCCTGTTGCGGGATCAACAGTTGGAGTTCTTTCTTCTTCTGTTCCCCCACCTGCTCCTAGTCCTGGTATTTTTACTTTTACTCCTCTAATACGATACTTTCTTGTGGGAATACGATTAAACTGTTTACTGTCTAACCGAAGGCCAACATAAGCACTATTGTTATAAGTTGAATTGTTGTATATAACCTCTTGGATACTTATAAACTGAAAAGCATTTTGCCTTTCAGCAGGATTTGGACTGTCTTTTGTTACTCTAATAACTCTTACATCAACCGTAGTGTAGCCAGGTGTTAATTCTATTCTGTGATCTCTAGAATAAGAATCGGCAGTTCTACCTGTAACTTCAACTTTTCCTGCTGAACCCCCAACCTTATCTACATAACTACCAGAGTCATGTCTGACTTGTATCTTATACTCTACTGTGTCTCCTCTTATATCCCCATCTTCTTCAAATATCTGTATTGAGGGCCATCTTAAAGTAACAACCACCGCATCTACATTCGGATTTGATATTTGTTTATTTACCGAACCAGCTATTCCGCCAGCGTCATTACCAGTTGTATTTTGAACATCAGTGCTAGGAGCAACTTCTATAGGTGATCTACTTTCATTTATATTTGGAATACCACTCATTGGAGTTTGGTTCCCTTCTCCAAATTTAGGTTTAAAAGTTACATCTCTAAAGTTAAAATCTATGTCCGAAGGACTAGCACTATCCGCATTAGAGTTCAGTATTGGAGTGTCATTAAGAAATACGTCTTTTAAACTAGCAGTATTATATGCAGCAGTTCCTTTTATTCTCCCTTCTTTTGAAGCACTAGCAAATCCTTCTATTTCTCCTTCAGAAATTAAATCTTGAATAGTAGCAAAACTTCTACTATGTAAAGTGTCAGGAGCACGATAGGGAGTCGGAGGTGGGGGAGGTGGACCTCCAGATCCTTTAATAAGTTTAGTTTCGTCTGTCATGCGTCTACCTGATTAGTGTCAATCGCTGCACTTATTACAACACTTCCTGTAAGAATTTCACCATAAACTATTGGAACAGGAGTACCCGCCCTTGATGTGTTTTGTATGCCACTAAAATTAAAAGATAATTGTGGATCTTCTTCTGAGTTAAATCTCTGAGGTTGGGGTAACGGAAATAGTAAATCAGAAACACCAGATAAAACTAAACTTGCACCTACATAAGCCATACCTTTAGTTAACATTCCAACTTTTGCTAAAGATCCTGCTTTTATACCTGCCATTAAAGATTGTCCTCCTGCTGCAACAGGCATAAAAAATGCACCTGCAATTAAAGCAGCACCTAATAGTATTTTTCCAAATCCTCTACCAGCACCACTGATAGCAGGAATAAAATGTATATCTTCTTGTCCTACAGGATACGCTAATTCACTCTCATCAATGTCATAATTACCAACTTTTACTTGATAATACTTAGGACCCATAAAACGTTCTACTTCTGGAAAATTATGTATTAAAAAACTTACAGCCTGAGAAACACTATTTACTTTTATCTCGAACTCTTTATGCCCGATAAATTCTGCTAATTGTCCGTATAGCTTTAATTTACGAAGCATAGCGATACCTCTTTCCTGTACATTTTAACAGCCATTCAGAGTAAGGCTCTCTACAAGATAGTCTATCGGTTAAATGATGGATAACATCTCCTTTAAAAAATAATGCCACATGATTTAAAGTTGGGTGCAGAATACTCATAAGTAAAACATCTCCATCTTCTAATTTCTCCTCTGGTCTAAGTTCTCTAAAATTAGTTCGCCAAGCACAAGCTTCAAACAATGGTTTATTATTAAATTCTTCTAATGTAGTAGGTCTTTCCCAATCTCTAAGTTCAATATTTCTTTCTTCTTTATACCAATCTCTAATTAAACTCCAACAGTCTGTTATACCCCATACCCACTGACGGCCCAATAATGGTGGTTTATATCCACAAGGCTCTAAATATGCCCACTGTTCTGTTTGTGGATTCACTATATACCAGGGTAAATTACTATCTTCACAGCTAATTTTATCTGCCTGACTAGGACTAGGTGGAGTGATGGGATGACTATGAACTACACCTATTATCTCACCTGTATTGTCTGCTTTTACATAATCTTCTGGGTCGATTATAAAACATTGATGCTCTGTCATTGAGAGATTGCGACAAGGAAAATATCTTTCCTTACCTTTTATGTTCAACAACAAACCACAAGATTCTTT